CAAAGTTTTTTAGTAAGTAAGTGTTAACGTAATTGTTAGAACACATCGGATCTCTCTTGATCCGCCGGACAACTCGCCATCACTGGTCTATTGTCCGTTAACAGTTTTTCAGTGCAATTCAAATCGTTGTTTAATTATTTATCCTCAGTTCATCTCATAATCGAAGCTCCCGATAAACTTCCTCGACGCTATGAAGTCGCACATGTGAACAAACTTCTCGTCCGCCTGCTGAGGTATAGGCAAAACAACGTCTGAGTAACTGTTTGTAGTCCACTGACCCATGTGCGAACTCACCATCCTGCATATTGATTCAATCTGGATCTGCAAGTCCGGGTATGTCGGGTATTTGATGGCGTGCTTTGAGAACTTTTCGGCAGCCAAAAGCGGGTGGTCGTGTCTCGAATACTTCTCACCGTCACCGCACTTCTGTGAATCATGGATTAATAGCGCAGAGATGGTAAGGTCTGCATCCATCTTAGAGAACATTCGCAACGCCAGTAGTTCGACCGCTACCCGGACACACATTTTCGTGTGGCGAACTAGTCCGCCTTTACCCAGGTCTATTTGCGGGTGATACTTCCCGGTGGTGCTAGCGGGAATCTCGAAAAAATACTTCTGCACCGCCATATCGAAGTATTCACGCACTATCTGTCTGAGTTGTGCGTTTTGGATCAACTCAAGTTCCTCCTTGAAAACATCGCTATTCATGTCGTAATCTCCTAATTTTTAGCACTCTTGCTCTTCTAATCTTATTTCAATATCTTCTTTGTATCGAAGAATTTTCTTCGCATATTCTAATTTCTCTATGTATTTTTTCGCATCGTTAGCATTTAAAAAAGCAATAGATGTTCTTTCTGTTTCTGAAGAGTATTCACCACGTCTTGATTTCCATGATACTATCCATAATTTCCTTTGTGGTAAATCCTTAAAATCATCATCTTCCAAATCATTTTCATATTGATCAGATGTTTTCCTTATCGGTATTATCCCAAAAATTTTATCCATTTACGTTCCCTCCCATCTTAAATCATAAACTACCTTTTCTCAACTCCTCCCTATCCGGGATTTTGCCGTTAATATCCTGCAAAACGCTATATATAGCGTAGAGCACCTTAGCCACCTCCACCAACGTTCCGTGAAGAAACACCGCAGCCACGGAAACCGCCAGAATCAAAATAGAAATCATAATGCCAACCATAATACTTCCTCCATTTATATCGTTAATAATCACTTCATCATTTCTTTCACGACCCTTTTCCTACACCAATCGTCCAACTCTAGCAGAAACCTAATCCTCTCCTCCTTCGTCAGATCATTCACCCAGTCGTTCAACGCCTTCACTATCTCCAATATCGATATGTTGGATGTGGCAACGGCGTTCATGACCTCCATATCTCGCTTGTATCGCGCTAAAATCTTATTGATGGTATAACTATCCATTTTCGTTCCTCCGTTTCGTTAGAGTTGATAAAAATGCGGTCTATCGACCTATCGCAGGCTATCGACCGCCTCGATAAATGTGTAACCAAATACAGAATCGCGTATCTTTATATCGTTGTGTCCGGAATCTCTTCCACGTCCACCACGTCATAAACCATCGACCATCTCCAAGAGGCCAACATCAGCCTACTTGTCAGCGTCATCCGCCTCTCCATCTCCGTCATATTCGCACTCCTCCCTCCTTTCGTCGTCCTCATCCTCGAACGAATCGGATATTCTGTACCATATCGCCACTATCCAGGCGATAAAGAGACCAAAACAAACTCCTATTAGAACTCCCATTTTTTATCCTCCTTAGTCTATTTTTCGTAATCGTTAAAAAAGCAACAATCCATCACGCACCCTCCGCAGCTCTCCCTCTCTCCGCAGAAAGTTTTTTTTTCAACCCCTCTATCACGTTCAACACATGTTGTCTGAACCTATCCGGTAACTCCATCACCTCAGCCATGCGAACATAGAAACATCTTCCGTCCTCCGTCCTCACGTAAAGAGGGTAATCCGCCAACGTGTCATCATCGAACTTTCCGTCCATACGACGTACTTCACGATAAGAGTACAGTTTCAGCCTAACGTCGAAGTCCAGAACGTCCGCAATCGTCAACGTTGGGTAGCGGTGGTGCATGATGATGTTGTCCACACTGTCTTGTATGCGTTGCTTGGTTATGCCGGAACTTAACGCCAACCTCATCATCTGAACCAACCACGGTTTGGTGACGGTCTGAGGAAATGCGGACATCAAGTTCGTACCCGCAACCATTACATCGTTTTCCGTCGCTTTCTCACCGCCGGAGTACATCGATATGCTAGCCGTGTCCGTCACGTTGTCGAAGTCGGCCATCTTAGTGACCAGTGTTGGCCATCCGCTTAGCGACCTCGACGCATTCTCGGATGTCGTCGAGACTGTTAATTCTTTGATCGTTGTTTCCATATCGGTTTTGTTTTTTGTTCCATTCTATTTTTTTTCTTATCAGACTTATAAAGTGGATGCGTATGTCAGGTTCTTCCTTGTCCTCCACACCCTGGGCGATCAGTTCACGTTGGAACTCATCGAACGCAACATCCAACTGTTGCGGATTCAATCCCAACTGCATACACGCCACCTCTTTCCATTGATCTCCGCCGTTCGCCCGGAGCCAGTCCGCCACCTTGTCCGCAGGTATTCGCGCGCGCGCGCAAAAACCCAATCCCGTAGGCCTATCGGCTTTGTTGTCCGTTAAAACAACCTCCTCAAAATCCTCTCTCGCGCGGGCGCACGCGGGCGCGGTGTCGACAACGATATTATTATCTTTATTCTTATATCTAATGTTGTCGGAACTCCGTTCGGAACTTTGGTAAGAACTCTGTTCGGAACTTTGGTAAGAACCTTGTTCGGAACTCTGTTCGGACTCTGTTCGGAACTCTGTTCGGACTACGTTTCCGTTTTTCTCTTGGTAACTATCATAATTACAGACTGTTATAATAGTATTTTTGTTCGTACCGATATACGTTATATTTCCGCTCGCAACCATGCGTTTCAACATCTTATATACGTACCTTGGTGAGCAGTCCAACATTTCCGCAAGAAATAATTGTGAAGTGACGAATTGGCCTCTCTCGATCACATTCCCCTTCCACTTCTTTTTCTTTGAATTGGCAGAAAGGAGGATGTAAATCCACAACTTGACCATAAGAGCGTTATCCCACCACTCCCATTCAAGTAGTTTATCATATATTTTTATCCACCTTCCCATGGTATTCGATTATTTTACTTCGATAATATCCTCGCCTTTTCTTCCCATCATCCAATCCCTCAGATCCTTTTTGCGGAAATAGAGATGTCTTCCCCTCTTCACGTAAGGTATTGCGTTGCGGTGTGTCAGTTGGTACAAGTAAGCCTTTCCCTTTCCGACAAATTCAGCCGCCTCACTCGGTTCGATCAGGCGTTCGTCCTCGAACGACTCTGTTTCCAACGAGTCTCTGTTTTTCTCCATAAACTCAGACCTTTTCCGTGCGTACTCCTCTCCCGCATTGCGGATAGATTCTATCGCCTTTTCGCAAGCCGTTCTAAACTTTGTGATCTCACCCTCCAATTCTTCTGTGAGATGCGACGTTGTCATTTTCCTTTTTCCCATGCTATTTTGTTTTAAATTCGTTATCTCCATCCACACCAAACTTGACCGGGACAGTATCTACGTACTTCATTGTGGAACAAGCCAACGTCTGAAGATTTTTCGCTTCCACCGCCGCCTCCCTGGTGTTGTACATCAATTGCGAATCCGTGTAGTAAGTGTCCGTCCACGGATCGTGGTACACGTTCACGTACCTTACTATTTGTTCTGAGTCATCACGAATTTCCGTTATACCCCTATCCCTCAATAATTTTTGCTCTTCCATACTAATTCTCCTTTTCGTTTAATGAAACCTTTACCGTGTCATTATAAACATATGTCCTCCCCTCCAACTCCACATAAGCGGCCTTCACTTCCTCCGCCGTCTCTTTGTCTGTGTGATATTGAGGAGAGAAGTAACCCAAAGCACCTCGGTAAAGGTTCATCCACACAGTTTTTGTCTTTTTCCTTCCCATTTATTTTATTTCATCTGTTGGAACATCTATTAGTTTTCCGTCAGGCATCATCTTTTTTACTCTGAAAGGTTGTTTCAACCCCATAAGATTCGCCAATCTCTCACTATAAGGTGCGACATTCTTCTCTTCCAGCACATCGAATAGTCCAGACTTATCTTCTCCCTCCGGTATTACCCGGTAGAAGATATTCTTACCCTCGAAAGGGAATCCGTCAACATACACCCCACAGATGTATGTTACAAAAGGTTTACCGTTTTCGTTAAATCCGAAAACCTTTTCTCCAATGTTGTATTTTACCTCTATTTTCATAATAAATCCTCCTTATTTTTTCGATTGATACTTCTGAAGTCTAAGGAACTCCCCTTCGTCAGTGACGAACAATCTGAACGCCACAGCATGAAGTTTATCATCAATACACAAGTAAGTCACCTCACGCCACGTCTTGCGGGTCTTATTCTTGACTTCCACAAGACTGTACGTCTTGCCATTGTGGCGTAATTCCATACGGTCGAAATCCACACTCATAAAGTGTGTTTCGAACGCCATCGCATTTGTGGTGATAGCCATAAACATTAATAATGTCGCTAAAATTTTTTTCATGATATTCTGTTTTTTGGTTAATATTCAATCCTCCAATTCTACCATGGAATATTCCATACCGAAGTATTTCGCCTTCTTTCTGTTGATCTCTCCCTCGTAAAAGGAGATATTCACCTCCTCCTGCTTTAGTATATCAACTATGAAAAACAACTCCGCGTCAGTTGTAGGGGCGAACCCCAACATCCTATTACGTGTCTGTTGGATTCTTGTCCCTATCCCTTTGCCTACCAGGGTGAGGATTCGTGCCTTTTTCGAGTTCACGACCTCGTTTTTCCAAATCCTTCTTATTAAGTCGCTGTTTTTCATACTTGTATATTTTTACATATATTTTTATTACCTTTGCACCCTCTAGAAATAAGATAGTGCAATTGTGTGATTACATTTGCAAATATGAGAGTTTTTTCAATTAAAACCAAATAAATATGAGGGATTTTTCAATTTTAAAGAAAAAAATTTTGCAATATCTTGATTATAAAGGAATTACAAAATATAAATTCTATCAAGATTCTGGTGTGACAAATAGTACACTATCCCAAGATAATGGTTTATCAGAGTCTAATTTATTGAAAATTCTCTCATACTATAAAGATTTATCTGCCGAATGGCTTTTGCGAGATGAAGGTAACATGTTAAAGGCGACATCATCTCCATATCCTACTGACGTAACAGTAAAAGAGCAACCCGCTATATATAATAATAAGGAGGAAGATCAGGACAACCTTATCCCGGTCGAAATCATACACCAACCAAATGTCCGGATATGGGACTATATGTGTAATCGTAATATGACGCACCCGCACACATCACGTCTTATGCCCCGGTATGATTTCACCTATGAGGTGAGATCCAACGCCCTTTTCCCCGCCATAGAGAAGGGAGAAACGATATACCTGCAGAGATTGGAATTGTCGATAGACTCGATAGTGAACGGCCACACCTACTTCATAGACACGAAGAAGAACGGAATAGTAATTAAGAGAGTATTTATCAACGAGAACAAACTAGAATGTTATTCGCTCAAAAACAAACTTCCGGTAAAGATCTTATCCCTGGATGATATATTCGATATATACAATATTGTGGCCTTGCTTAAATACTCCATAGATAACAACATGCTAGACAACATGGAGGAGGTATCAAAAAACCTAATTGAGGCGAACCGAGAAATTGTACAACAAAACACCACGCTTATCAACGAAATATCAGCGCAACGCAATCTGACGGAGAAGATTCTGGATAAACTCAACCCATAAATAAAAAGAACCATTTCGAGGATGTGATCGGAATGGTTCTTTTATCTTATTCATTTATCCTTCTTTTGCCATATTTAAAAAATTTCAGAATGTGATGTAAGACGTAATAAGTTAAGGATATTTAATGCTCCGTTCTCTTTGTTGTACAACAACAGCCAATCAGGACTTACATGGCATTCCCTAATACCTTTGAATTTTCCCTTTAATTCATGGTCTTTTTTTGAAATTGGCAAAGGTATATCGTTAGCGAGTTTATAAATAACTTCATCCAACTCAGTTTCATCTCTTCCTTGTCTCCTCGCTTTTTTAATGTCTTTCTTATATTCTTTCGAGTAAACGATTTCTCTCATATATCTTCCAAACTTTTCTTGTATTCCTTCATGTTTTTACACTTTATTCCTTTACCTGCTCTTATTTCCTTCAACGCCTTTAATGCAGAGTTATGAGCGATTTCTAATTCATAATCCTTTTTCTTTGCGCCAAGAGAAATAGCCGCATCGAATAATTTCCTTAATCCAATGTTTCTCGCATCATATTCAAAAACTATTGTTGCCATATCATTTAATTTTTAGTTAACCAACTACACTTATTCACCGCAAATATAAAAAAATTTTACAACATCGGTATCTTATCCACCGCCTCCCTCTTGCTCTTGTCCAACACCTTCGCATAGATCTGCGTCGTGTTAATGTTCTTGTGGCCTAAGAGTTTCTGTGTCACGAAAAGATCATTCCCCAATGTTATCATCATGACCGCAAACGTGTGCCGGGCGCAATGGAATGTTATGTTCTTTTTTATGCCTACCTTCATCATCCACTTTTTCAGAAAATAACTCATATCCGTTGTGAAATCAAACACAAGATCGTTATCCTTCCCCCACTCTCCCATGAAACGAACCGCGGAAGGAGAAATATCCATATATTCAAGTCTGCCGGGTTTCTTGGACACGAAAACAATCCTGGTATATCCTTCCACCTCCTCCACGTTTCTCCACCGTAGTTGTCTAACGTCGCTCGATCGTAACCCGGTGAAGCATGAGAACAAGAAAGCGTTTTTGTTCGGCAAATTCACATTGGAGACTTCAGAATCAATCAGCAGTTTCAGTTCGTCTAACGTGAGAAACTCACGCTTACTGTCCGTTTTGCACTTAATTATGTTCACTTTCAGTTTAGGGGAAACTAAATTATCCTCTTTCGCCATCTTGATGATAGTGGACAGATGAACACAATATACCTCTGTTGTGGATTGCGCAAGGTTAAGAGAGAATGATTTAACGATCTCCTCCAACATTGTGTTCGTGTACTTTGACAATGGAGTTTTCGGGAACAAGTTATTCACGAACAACGCCACATTTTTATAGTTCTGTTTGTATTTTCCTTTGTCTACCACATATTCATATAACGTCATTTTGTTTTCTGGCCTCTTTCCCAATCTTTCCAGGGCGTACTCACCCTCCTCCAATAGTTCGATTACACGTTTCGCCCTACGTTTTTCGGCCTCTGCCATCGTGATACGGTTTATCTCCTTCTCCCTAGACGTGGTAGCGTTGTTGTCGATGTACAATTTCAGGTACTCATATTTCCGTACTCCTCCGAAATATATGTCAAGATAAAGACTGTCGCTTCCGTCCGCTAGTCTCTTCTTCCTTAGTTTCACGTTTGTTTTTTTCCGATCCATAAACTGCGCAAGAAACAAAATGAGAAACAAAAATATATAAAAAAACGAAATTTCACGCAATTTCACACAATTTCAAAACGCAAATAAAACCCTAAAAATAAATAATTAAGAACAAATACAATTTCGTACAATTATTATTAGTACTTTTACAAAAGAATTTAAACCGCAAATAAAACAACCTAAAAACCAACGATTTAAAACACTATTCCGAAAAACGAGAAACAAAATAGGAACAAATTTCAAACACAGAAACAAGAAACAAAAAAAGTGGTGAGGAGGACGACACTCGCTCACCACGTCTATATTGGCATGGGAGATCGGCGAAATTCTCCATCATAGGTCGTTTAAGGATGAGCTACATCCACCTACCGCATACGCCTTCATGCTTTCATGTCAATCGATGCAAAGATATGATTTTTTTCGTGTTTTCAAGTCGTGATTTTTGTGTTTTGCATTTTACCATATCGGAACTCCTAAAAAGTAAATTTCAGTCAGATAAAAAAAGATTTTATTTAGACTGAAAAACTTTTAATCTGACTGAAAAAATCTTACATAATACACTGAAATTCAATACGATAAATGTTGTTTTTGGACTCCTTAATGTATATATTTGTAGGGTTCGCAAGAATGAAATATGCGTTCTTCGCATCATTTCTGAATGTGTAAAAAATTTGGGGTTGGATCTATGTCGAATTGCATAGATTTTGGGTAGGATTGTTTCTTGCTTCTTAACTTACTAAGTGCGTGTTGAAGATGTCCGGACATCTAGCGCACAATCATCAGGCAAGACCTTTCGTGTTGGTTCGATTCCAATCTTCCCCACAAATGAAAATTTGATATATGGAAAAACAAAATAAACATTGAAAACAATAAATGTATGGGAGATACACCAAACGAAGTATTGAACTTCATAGAAAAGGAGATACGCATCGCACAAGCGTTTGCGCAACAGCCTAAGGGATCTATTCCGTCTTATCAACGTCAGAACATGAACCAAAGGGTTACCGGTCGTTTGGAAACGCTTTGGAAAAATAGGGACTATGACACCTTTAACAAGGCTCTCGACAAGATCAAGGAGGCGGGCGTAATCTTCTCTAAGAATAATTCCATCTGGGAAAGACACAAGAACACGCCTACGGAAGATTTATATCCGTCGCCTGAGTTTAAGAACGCCATGAATGTGATAGCCAAACTAAAGCCTAATATGGACGTTGATAACGAAACGCTGAAGTGGGCGATTGAATACCCTATACGGAAACTCGCAAGCGAAAACAGAGTGCGTAGTTTGCGTGTGGCTGTCCAGGCATTGAAGGACAAGCAGGACAAGGAGGGTATCACCATATTTGAACCTGACGAATGGTTTTGGAAATATCTGCAATCTGACACGGAGGAAGCAATCAACAAGGAGAACCCTGAAAGCGGAGTAATCTACGAAGCTGACGGATGCACCGTGGAGGACAACGTGGAATTAAGCCGTGTGCAGATATTTTTTCCAGGCAAACCATCATACGAAATCATATCTTACTTGAAACAACATGGTTTCCGTTGGTCTCCGTCCAACAAAGCATGGCAACGGCAAAATACACCTGAAGGACGTAGGCAGGCTCTTGATTTCGCCAAAAAATTCTTTCCTGACGAGTTGAAGAAAGAAGAGGAGGAAGTGATTGAAGAGGTGAAAGTGGTGGAGGAAAATCCAACTTCGGAAACTAAAAATTCTTACGAGTTTGAATACCAACTATTGGGTAGACTAAAGGATGATTGTGATTACTATTTGGGAAATGGGAACAGATCAGCAAAACATTTATGGGCCGGGAATGAAATCGACCAAATTAAAAAGATGGTTGAACTTTGGAATATTTTGCCACAAATACCAGAATGGTTGAATAGAAATGAACTCGAAAGATATTCCATTGCACTTACCGGTAAAAGCATCGATGAATTGTATAAATCGAATGATGGATCATCATCTCTATTAGACTTCGCAAACCGTTTATCCACACTTTTGACACAAGGTAAAGTGACATGGGCGGAAGCGCAGAAAATAGCGACAGAGATGAATTTGAAAGCGTCCAATCAAGAACTTATTCAGGCTTGCGAATTGGCGGTAGTGATGGCGGCTCGTAAAATCGCACAGACAGATTACACCATTAGGGCGAAGTATGAGCAGATAAGAGATTTGTACGACAACCAACCTACCATCCAACCAAAGGACGGAGAGAGCCGTTTCCTTCAACAGTTCTCAACGCCTGCGCCATTGGCGTTCATGGCGGGTGAGTTCGTGAAGGTGAACGACAATTACAATAGCGCATACTTAGAGCCAACGGCAGGTAACGGAATGCTTACAATAGCACTTCCGGCAGATAGGACATGTGTAAATGAGTTGGATGTAATACGTTACAACAACCTTACCACACAAGGATTCTTACATGTTTCTAATCAGGATGCGACTAAATATTCTGTTCCTAACAAAATGCATGCAGTAGGATTATTCCACGGAGTGATAACTAACCCTCCTTTCGCTGACCTGAAAAGGAATGAGTATCTAATCAGAAGAGGGAAGAAGGGGGACAAGGAAATCGAATATACCTTCACCAAGTTGGACTACAAATTGGCTATCATGGCACTTGATCAGATGGCGAACAACGGCCGTGCAGCCATCATCGTAGGCGGAAAACTCGGGTCAAAGGTTTACGACTTCAAGAATGCGTATTGGAATAAGAACGACATGCTATTTGGCGAGTATGCGTCGTTCGTGGCATACCTTAACAGACAGTATAACCTTGTGGATATTCTGTACATCAGCGGTGAACTTTACGCTAAGCAGGGTACGAAATTCCCTATCATCATGTTGCTCATCGACGGACGCAAGCAATGGGATTCAAGGATAGATTGCGTATGGCACAAATACGATCCTGACAAGGACGCTGAGATTGAGAGTTTCACGGAGTATTTCAACCGTATCTATCCGCATATAGAGGGCAAGACAGAAACGGTGAACAACGATGATAAAGAAAGGAAACTTCGTTTGGCGAAGGCAAAAGCGAAGGCTTTGTTGCTGTATGCTTATGCGCAGAAGAACAAGTAAAATAAAACACATATAACTAATGAAACTGATAGAAATACAAAGACACTATTTCACGGTAAAAGGTGACAAGCACCGATACTACTGTGTGAAAGCGGAAACGGATATGTCGCTTAACGTGAAGGTGATACACTACACGCAAGCGGACAACATCGAAGGTGATAAAATGGTGTTGCGTGGCAATGACATCGAAAAGGTTGTCCCTGAGCGTGCCACGTTGGGTATGGCCTATATGCCCGCCTCTGACGTGCGCAGGCTTAACACACAGACACCTGATTCGATGGGGTACGACATCCACGAAGCTTTAAAGAAACTGACGGAGGCGGTAGGCGGCAACGTGACGGACTATGTGTGCGAACGCCTGCAATGGAGTCGTGCGGAGATTGAGGAACGTCTGTTCGCCGAGCAGGTGGATGCTGTTGCTTTAGCCATCTACAACCATGAGGCAAGAGGACAAGCAATGATTATCGGCGACCAAACCGGTATAGGTAAGGGGCGTGTGGCATCCTCCATGATCCGGTACGCCATCGTGCATGGATTGATACCGGTGTATTGCACGGAGAACGCGGGACTGTTCTCTGACAATTACCGTGATTTGGTGGATATAGGTTGCGGTGACTTAAAACCGTTCATCATCAACCAATCGACGAGCGGACAGACGGACGCACGTATCAAGGTGCTGAACGATAACGACGAGTTTGTCGTTGTCCACACGCCTATCACTGACAAGAAACAACGTGAGAAGATATTTGCGGGAAAGGAACTTCCAAAAGGGTTCGACTATGTTCTGACAACCTATTCACAACTTAGTAGCGCACTGAAAAAGACGAAAGACGGAGACGCGCCAGGATCCGACTTCGACAAGTTCGAGTTTCTGAAAAGACTCGCACCGAAAGCGTTCTTTATCTTCGACGAATCGCACAACATCAGCGGTTCAAAAGCGGTAGTCACGAAGTGGTGGGAAGCCGATGCGGAGGTTGAGTTAGGTGGCTCTAATCAGTTCTATTGCTTCAACACGTTGTCTAAGTTGGCAAGCGGAGTAGTATTCTTGTCCGCCACCTTCGCGAAGCGTCCTGAGAACTTGGTGGTATATGCGAATCGCACTTGCATATCCGAATCAGGATTGAAGGACACGGAGTTGATTCAAGCCATTCAAGATGGTGGTGAGGCATTGCAGGAGGTGATTTCGTCCGACATCGTGCATGAGGGACAGATGATCCGCCGTGAAAGTATCTACGAGGGTATCGAGGTGAATTACATCTACCTTGACAAAAGCGGACATGAGCAATTCGGCACGCCTGATTTGGAACGCCAACACCGTGCCATCTGCGACTACATCACCGGCATCATCAACCTAATCAACCAATTCGAGAAGGATTATATTAACCCTATCATAGACCAGATGGCTGCGAAATCGGCCATGTTCAACATGGACACAAGCAAGACATCTAAGAACTTGGGCGTGTCGCATGATCCTATATTCTCCAAACTGTTCATGATCGTAAACCAGATGTTATTCTCCATCAAAGCGGAGGCGGTGGCAGACCATGCCGTACGTAGGTTGATGGAGGGTAAGAAGGTTGTGATCGGGCTATCGTCAACGATGGAAAGTTTCTTGGATGAGTTCATCGAGGATGATGGAGAAATCAACTGCGATTTCACAGCCGTATTGGACCGCGCTTTGCGCTCTACGTTGAAGTTTAGGACAAGGGACATGGAAGGCGGTGGAGCTTCCGAGTTCGCATACATAGATGTTTCTTCGTTGTCACCTGATGGGCAAGACCTATATTTCAAGATCCGCAACGAAATCAAGAAAGGATCGTCCGGCATATCCTTGTCGCCTATCGACCTCATCACACAGAAGATAGAGGCGGCAGGATTCAAGGTTTCTGAAGTTACCGGCCGTAAGCGCAAGATTGTTTTCTCCAACGATCAAGGGACAAGAGGGTCAATCGTGCCACGTAAGTACGTGACAAGAAACGTCGCTTTTGGACAGTTCCAAAACAACCAATCGGACGTGCTTATCATCAACGCGTCAGGAGCGACCGGAGCGAGCGCACACGCCACGACAAAGAATACCAACCTTACACCCGACCAGGTAAAACCACGTGTGATGATTATCGCGCAGATGGAGTTGGACGTGAATAAGGAGGTGCAGAAACGTGGACGTATCAACCGTACTGGGCAAATCAAGGAACTGCCGCCATCATACGACTACCTTATTTCGGCAATACCTGCCGAAAAACGTCTGATGATGATGATGCAGAAAAAACTGAAATCGTTGGACGCAAACTCAACTTCCAATCAAAAGCAGAGTACCGGCATCATCGACACTTCTGACTTCATGAACAAGTATGGCGACGAAGTTTGCCGTGATTACTTGTTGGAGAATCCTATCATCAACGATAAACTGAACAACCCTATCGGTGACGAAGGAGAAAAAGAAGTCAGCATACACAAGGTGACAGGCCATGTACCGGTGCTTACGTGCGAGGAGCAGGATAAATTCTACACCAACATACAAGCGATGTACGATGATAAGGTACATTCTCTTATAGAGAAGGGAGAGTATGATTTGGAGGTGGAAGCGATGGATTTGGACGCTGAACAGATCGGAGACCTTAGGCTATTGGTTAGCGCGACAGCCGGAGAAAGCAAATTTTCCGATGCGGCCTATGTTGGTACATACGACTGCAAGGTGCTTCGCAAACCTTATTCAGAGGACGAAATCCGTGTCATGTTGGCCACCTACATGGGAGGATCTTACAAGAAAGAGGAGGCGGTGGCGAAAGCGGACAAGATGGCCGCAGACATGAAAGAATACTACACCGCACAGATAGAGCAGGTGATTAAGACACAGGATGAGAAATGCGAGAAAAACATAAAAGATGCGATAGAAAGGGTGGTTAACAAAGGTGGCGTACCATCTGACGCTGATGCGGACATTGCAATCATCAAGGAGAAGTGCGAAACCACTAAGAGAAAGAACAAGGAACGCTTAAAGGTGGAAATGTACAAAGCGAGGATCCTGAAATTCTTTTATGCGGGACGCGCCTGCATCCTGGACAGTTCAAACACGAAGGCGATTTGTTTGGGTGTGAAGATTGGGACAACTACTGTTAACCCGTATGCTCCGTCTAACCTTAAAGTTTCTTTCGCCGTGGCAAGTTCGATGAAAATATTGGAATCTACACTTGTCGAAGAAGGTTACAAGACGCTATCCGAGATAATGGTTTACTCCAAGAACATAGATAGTTACTATTTGGACATCGACGCGAAGTATCTGAACGAATGGCACGACTACATCAAAGAGAGCGTAGCCAATAGGGAGGTGCGTCAAATCATCGTGGGTAACACGTTGAGAGCATACAAGCAAAAGCCTGAGGGTGCGAAATTGATTTCATTCACCACGCACGAAGGTGAAGTCCTGAAAGGTTTGCTTGTGCCTAAAGATAACAAGACCAAGGAAGGAGGAGGCGAGAAGATTGTGCTTTCGCGCTATTCGATTAAAAAGTTCCTTCCTTTCATTAAGAAGGATCTTGCGGACGGTGAGAAAAAGAGGTACGACATGAACCGTGGTACTTACTTACTTGTTAACGGCAACAAATCGTCATACGCCATCGATGAGCCAATCGCTTTCTGCGTTCAGAACGGACAGACATACAAGGCTCTTTTGAAGAACAAGAACGAAGATTTAAAAGCGTTGTCGAGCAACGGAAGAGGATTCAGCGAATGGGGGTCAGGATCGGGCAAATGGTATGTGCTGAACGTGCATCCGAGCCAATTGAACGACCTTGTGGACTTTCTGGACTCCATGACATTCGGTGTAGAGTTGCTTCCAAGTCAGGTGGCCGCCTACTTCCCTGATGATGGAAAGAATAAGATGAAGAACGGAAATTGGAAAAAAGTTCCGGTGAACAAAGCCAATATCCCCACTTCACAACCAAAGAAAACAGACGATGACAAAGCAAGGAAACTCCGTTTGGCTAAAGCGAAAGCGAAGGCGTTGCTGTTGTATGCTTACGCACAGAAAAACAAATTTTAAACAACAACAAAAACACTAATAATATGAAAATTACGAAAGACAACTTAGCAAGTGAGTTCGAGAACTACAAGAAGTTCTTGAAGGACGATGATATGCGTTCAAAGGTGAAGGACACTATCGAAATTTCAGAGTTCTACGACGAGGATGCGGACATCAAAAAGGCTGTCGATGAGATGGTGAAAATGGTGAACGAACAAATCGCAAAGAACGAGAAGAAAAGTTCTCAACAAAAGAAAGAACAAGAGCCAAAAGACATTGAATTAATATGGGATTTGGCTGCGAATACGTATGAGTTGTGGATAGATCATAAAAAAGTTGATGATTCTGTATTTACAACAATTGAAGGGTTGGCAGAATACATTCAACTTCATTATCCTGAATTGATGAAGAGAAAGGATGTTATCTTGCAACTTGAAAATTATGGTTGGAAAAAAAATAAAACATCTATTCCAAAACCTAAGAAAGAGACAAAGAATGCAACAGAAAAAACGAAGTCAACACCTAAGGCAAATGTAAAAAAGCCAAAACAAAAGGCCGAAAAACAGACTACAACCGACAATGCCACACCAGTAGAGGCGTTGTCTCCTGAGGTGAAGTTGATTAAGCGTGTCATCACCTTGCAGGGCAAGACGATGAAGAAGGCGAACGCAGACACAAAGAACAACCCGCGGGCCATCTTGAACGCCATCCAGAGAGCCATCAGGACGAAGCAAATCCGCAAGACAAGCAAGTATGCGGACGAAATCATGTATGCGCAAGACGCATTGATCCGCATGGTGAACGGATCACTGAACGGCACGATGAGCGGTGCTGATGTTATCAACTTCACACGCTACGACGATTTGGCGAAGGTCGCTCATTCTGAGGTGGTTTCCGAGGCCGCTAAGATAGCCGCGCAGTTCATCAAGATACAAGAGCAGGCGGGCAAGGAGAAAGAGGCGGGAACGCTCTTGAAACGCATCGAGAAGAGCAACGAGAAGGGTGCGGAAATCGATGGCATGAAGAAGGCGTTGAAGAACTACGTGGACGGCAAGACCACGAAGCTGAAAGCGTCCGAACAAGTACTGCGTGGCCTGCATGGTATCGTGGACGTGAACTTCGAGAGCGGCGACGTGGTGAACTCTACTACGATCGAGGGCAAGAACTTCGACACGTTGGACTTCCACGGCCGTTGGGAAGGTTTCTTCGGCAAGCCTGCGCCTGACTTCAAATTCATGTTCTACGGCAAGCCTGGCAACGGCAAATCGACATTCGCTCTGCAATTCGCAGGCTACTTGTCAAAGGAACTCGGAAAATCCGTACTCTACGTGGCGAACGAAGAGGGATTCGGCTATACGTTGCAGGAGAAGGTGAAGCGTCTGAACGTGGCTAACTCTAACCTCTATCTCTGCGATTCCGTGCCGGAGGATCTGTCACAGTTCGATGTGGTATTCCTGGATTCCGTGAACAACCTTGGTTTAGAGCCTGAGGACTTGAAGGCTATGCCGTCCGGAAAAGCGTATGTCTACATCTTCCAAACCACGAAGGATGGCAACTACATGGGCAAGCAGGAGTTCGCTCATGACGTGGACACTGTTGTCCGTGTCGAGAACATGAACGCCTACAAGGATAAGAACCGCTACGGCGGTGAAATCCAAGAGTTCAAGGTGGGATGATTATTAACTAATTAAAACAGAATAATATGGAAAACGAAAACAAGATTCCTGCACAGATGGAGGAAAAGAAAAAGAACAAAAAGCGTTTCAAGATTGGTGAAGCTTTGGTATGGTTGGGATCAACCGCATTGTTTATGTGGTGGGTAAATCACTACTTCGCATTGAAGAACCACACACATGACATGATGTCAACTGCGTTCAACAGAGGCGCATCATCGGTATTGCTCATCGATGATGAGAACATGGGTGACTACATCAAGGATATATCAATATTAGGAGTAGACGGCAAAACCTACTATCTTGGTAAAAACAGAGGTTATGTCCTTGAAATACCACAAGGATATGACGCTGTAATAATCGACACTTCAACGAAGTACAGTTTTAGCAACATTCTTCCTTCTGAAGGTGATTTTGAGGATGGTAAGAGATTAGTCATTTTAGGTGAATTTAAACTTAGACCGGCAGACCCTTATAATGGTAATGGAGAAGCCATCATGCCTGAGGAATACACTTTGTCTAATCACATCTATCAGGATCAGGCTAACAACAACGGAGGTCGTACAGAGTTTTACTCAATTGATAAGGATGGCTGCGAGTTGTTGTGCTTTAGAAAACAGTGGTACTTTATCGTATAGGCCTATGGTTGAAGTCGTAATCATCGGACACAACGAGGGGGAGAGCGTCACCGACATGGTGCGCTCCCTGCCTTCGGAGTGGCATAAAATCTACGTGGCTGACCGCTGCACGGACAAGACGCTGAAACGTCTGTCGTTCGCTGAAAACACCACAGCGGTAGACACTACGCCACTCGGCTTGGTTGGTCGGCAGACATCTTACTGCCGTAATCTTGGACTATCCGAATGCGCTAAGGATTCGGACGTACTCTTTCTGGACGGAGATAGATATGTTGTCTATGGTGACATCAAACAAGCGGTCGAGAATTGCGACACGGACATATTACTGTTCAGACTTGAGGAGGACAACCGCACGGATCAATCCACACGCGAAAATTACGGACGTATCTGCAATGGTTTCTTCAGCTGCGGAATCTTCTTCCGTCGCTCGGCCATTGACCGGGTGATGAAGTTCCAGGGCGGTCAGTTGTTCAACGAAGGCCTGCAAAATGATTGGGGAATCGAGGATGTTTCCCTGGGCGATGTATGCTATCACCTGGGGTTGAGCGTATCGCTCTGCGAAGATGTACACCTGCACGGCGGGTTTACTCGGTTCAGGTTGGATAACCTGGACGTATTGGAGAGGCGGCTAAGATTTAGGAATCGATTGAATGTTAAATGGAAATAAAAAGTTACGTGGATGGAAAGATTCATTGAAAGTTTGTGTAAGCCGTTGCAGACGGTGCATGGTTGGTGCGGGGTTGGTATCACGTTTCTAACCACCTATTTGATGGGGGTTAGGGACTATATCATATTTATCGTGATAGCGGTGGTTCTGGACGCTGTATTCGGCGTTATCGTCTCCGTGACGAAGAAGGGCAAGTTCTTCGAGAGCGGTAGACTGAGAGATTCAATCATCAAACTATTTTTTTACCTCTGCGTTATCTTGCTGATACTCTTTATCGATGTGATTTCGGGTAACGATTCCTACATCGCTATCCGTATCGTCGCTCCTATCATCATATTCTGCGAGATATGGAGCATTCTCACGTCGTACGTGATTCTGCAACCGAAGTCGATAGCGGCAAAACTATTGAAGCGGTTT